GCGGTAGATGCCTTGTTTGCAAGAATACCAATGTTAACGCTATCGTAAAAAATTGCATAATAAAGAAGATAAGCAACAACCGTAGTAGACTTTCCTGTCTGTCTTGGTAGTTTTGCAATATTAAATCTATTATTATGAAAATCTTTTAAAATTTCTTTTTGAAAATCATACATGCTAAATGGAACTAATCCTTCATCTAGCGAGATGATTTTAATGTAATTCATAGCAAAATAAATTGGATCTTTCTTACATTTAATCCATTCGTTAATTTGCTTTTTCGTAAAATTAATTGGGGTTCCCGCTTTCTTTAGATTAGGGTTCCCCAAATATACGTCATTACTAGCCACAATAATTATTCCACTACAAATTATTTATCCTCTGGATAATCTTCCTCCAATTCAGTAAGTCTTTTTTTCCAAGTAACACCACCATCTTGACCTCTGCATGGATTGATGCAAGTGTCATCACCTAAATTATTGCAAACAAGACCAGCAAGATCTAACTCATTACCTTTCTTGTGAGTACCAGACCAATAATGTTGTCCATCAATCCATGTAGCTCCACACTTTGGACAAGATTTAGTATTCATTTGTCATACTCCTTGAGAAATTTTTTAAATTCGGTTGTATCTTTTACAAGCTGACGCTTAAGTTTCCAACCCATCCACTTCATTCTAATTTTAACAAATGCATAACGCAAGTTTAAATCAGCAAAAGCAAAGAGTTTCATAGTTTCTTCATACCCAGCATAAGCAAATAATATGCATAAAAATACCAAAACAAAGTAAAAACCAAACATATTGTAACTCTCTGCTACACAACATTATAAGCTATGTAGGAAAAAATAGTGTTGCAACATGTTACAATAAATTAACCTATGTGTCTCAAGAAGTTTTTCGTAATTTTGGATTACTATATGGACTAGGAATAAGTTGATATGCCATCTTATCTCTCAATAAATTAATACGATCTTCATCAAAGTGTGAAAATTCTGGATACTTTTTACACTTTTTGTAATAATGTAAAGCATTAATAATAATAGTGTAATCTTCTAATGTAAGTTCAAACGAGTGTTCCATGTGCTCTACGAATCTCACGAAGTTCTTCAAAATTCTTTTGCTTGGTTCCTCCATCATACGCCCAAGCATATCCTTCAGTAATCATTTGTTCGTTCAATGATAGTTCTGCATCTCCAATATACAACCAACCAAGTAGTCTACCGTATTTGCCAACACCTCCTACAAGCTCAGTACGAACACTAAGTTCTTCATCACCTGCGATAGCACCTTCAAGTTTATCTTTGAGCCAATTAGTTGCATCATATCCAAGCGCTTTTTCTTCTTCGTCTCTAGTGCGTTTTTCTGGAGTATCAACACCAGCAACCCTTACACGTTCTTTCTTGTATAAATCAAATCCTAGATCAATAGTAACATCAATAGTGTCACCATCAAGGACTCTGTTGATCTCTACCACTCTGAAGTTGTAGCAGCTCTTCCTGCTCGGGGGAACCATTGCGCCCATAAGAATCTCTTTTATCAATACCTAGTATATATGTCACGACATAAAAAACCCCTGCTAGGAGTAGCACGATACTGAATATCACACTCCAAACAGGGTCATTAACATCTTTTAATGGTTTTAATAATAAGTTCATGGATTCTTTGGATCAATACCCAAACTATCTAGGTATTCAATCCACCAATCTGGATCTTTACGTTTCCATTCAGGAACATCTAAGTCTCTTTCGGAATACCATTCATACAGAGCATTATCTATAATCTGTGCGACTTCCATACTCCTCTTCCTCTTCATCAACATCTGCATATGGATTTGCCACAAAGGGTCCTCGTTTTCGTAAAGGTTCTTTTCTGACATAATCTTGTTCAGCATTAACAGCTTCTACCCAAACGGCAAGTTTCATCACAATAAAAATAATAATCAGTGGTGTAAAACAACCGACTAAAATAATTGGATTCATTTATGGCTCCTATGAAAAGGTTCCCAGTGCTCCCATTTATATTTATGAATTGCCCAAATACCAGCGATAGGTATAACAATTAGTAATGTTGATAAGAGACCTAAAGTAAAAGGATTCTCCATGGTATGTCTGACAAATATTAACATATTTTAATGTGCAGTTCCATTACCATTATATTGATCTGTATCATAATATCCACCTTTTTTAGCACCAAAATAAATTGTAGTTAAAACAAAAGGCACTGCTAATATTAGCAATGCTCGTCCAAATAAATGTTCCATATTTTTTTATTTTTTACGTGTGAAATAAATGAATTTAATACAAACCATTCAGATGCTGTAGAATAAACTAGATGCTTGATGCCATCTATTGTAACAATATACTTCCTCACGGATTATGAATTTTATTTTCTTTAATTTTTTGATATCCCCAGACTGCTAGGGTGCCGATACCTAGACCAGCAATACAACAGATAATC